CCGGTGAGACCGTCAACGAGTACACTGCCTTCACTTATTCCGCAGTCTGGAACGCAATCTATCAAATTTCAAGCACAATCGGGAGTTTACCTCTACATTTAATGCAGAGAACAGGCCGAAACAAGCGATATGCTATCGAGCAAAGCCTTTATAGGGTGCTTCATACGCAGTGGAATCCCTACATGACCGCTAAAACGGGCCGTGAAACTATGGCGGCGCATATTCTTAGCTGGGGTAACGGGTACGCTGAGAAAGTCAAGAATGGCTACGGTGATATTATTGAATTATGGCCGATTGCCCCTGATAGAGTCACGCCGGAAATGCAAGATGGCGAAATAGTCTATATAATCATGGTCGGTAATGAGAAAAAGACGTTCAATAGAGACAAAATTCTCCATATTCCGGGGTTTGGGTTTGATGGACTTGTCGGATATTCTCCAATCGCAATGGCCCGTAAAAATATCGGCTGGGGTATGGCGATGGAAACCTTCTCCTCAAACTACTTCGGGCAGGGCACACATCCGGGGGTTGTTGTGTCCCATCCTGGGAAGCTGGACCCTGATGCGTTTAAAAATCTGAAACAGTCTTTAACCGACAATTATAGCGGATTAGGCCAATCCCATAAGTTAATGCTGCTTGAAGATGCCATGAAGCTCGAAAAATTAGGCTTTTCACCTGAAGATTCGCAGTTTTTAGAGTCGAAACAACATCATATTTCCGATATTGCCCGCTGGTTCAACATGCCTCCGCACAAGCTAAAAGACATGACTAAATCGTCATTTAATAACATCGAAGCTGAAAATGCCTCTTACGTTATAGACACGATCCTTCCGTGGATAGTCCACATTGAACAGAACTACGCAATTCAGCTTTTGACTCTTCAGGAATACAAGCAAGGGTTCTATTTTAAACATATTTTAGAAGGTCTTTTGCGTGCAAACTCGAAGGATCGTGCTGAATTTTACAAATATATGATTGGTAACGGTATTATGACACCGAATGAGGTCAGGGAAAAAGAGGACATGAACCCTTCTGGAGACCCGAACGCTGATGAATTATGGATGCCGACCGGGTTAATCCCCATGAGTAAATTTGACGAATATTTGAAGAAAAATCAGGGAACACCAAAGCAGATTGAAGAGGAACCAGAGAACAAACTACGATTATTAAAACTTGAAAATTAGGGTTTCTTGACGATCTGATCAATCGCTGAGAACGCAAGAAAGAAATAAACGGCTATTGGGAGCCCAATCTCTTAGTAGCCGTTTTTTCTTTGCCCTGAGTGCGGAGGGTAAAATGAGAACGAAACGGAGTCCGTTTAAACCACGAGCGAAAGCCGGAACTTACAGGGTCGAAAATAAAAGTGATGAATCAACGGTTTATATTTACGATGAAATTGGCTGGTTCGGGTTAACGTCTGAACAGCTCGTGAAAGACATTAATGCTATTGATTCTAATGTGCTTCACTTGAGGTTCAACTCGCCCGGCGGGTCTGTCTTTGATGGAACGGCGGTATTCAATGCGATTAAGCAGCACAAATCAAAGACCATTACCCATATTGACGGACTCGCCGCCTCTATTGCCTCTGTGATTGCCCTTGCGTCTGATGAGGTACGAATGGCGGAGAATGCCTTCCTGATGATACATGATCCATGGTCTATCGTGATTGGAAACGCTGATGTTATGCGTGAGGAAGCCGATTTACTTGACAAGGTTGGCGGTGTGATTGCCAAGACGTACATGGACAAATCGGGCAAAGACGAAAAGGAAATCAAGGAACTGATGAACAACGAGACATGGATGACAGCAGAAGAAGCACTTGAGATGGGGTTCATAGACGCTATTGATAAAAATACAGACGATGAAAAAGCAAGGGCGACCATGTTTGACTTATCGGTATTTGCGAATGTGCCTGAAACATTAAGCGAAATGAAAGCAACTAAAAAGGATTTGAACCAGCGTGATTTAGAGAAGAACCTGCGAGATGCAGGGTATTCAAGGAATCAGGCTAAAGAAATAGTGGCAAAGGTTTTTCAGGATGAGCGAGAAGCCCAAACTGAAACTATCGAGCAGGATGAGCGAGAAGCCCAAATTGTGGATAGTGAGCCGCCACAGGTAAAAAAGAAGGACCGAACAGCGGACTTATTAACAAGGGCTGAAATGGTAGCCCCATCAATCGGAGGTTTTGTAAATGAAAACAATATCGCAGTATAAAGAAGACATCAAAGCCTTGATGAAGAAGGCTTCTGATATTGATGCACAATGCGTTAACGAGAACAGGGAGCCTAACAGTGCTGAACTGACGCTCAAGAACGAGCTTCTTGACACCGTGCAAGAATATCAGGAAATTGTGAAGACAATGGAAAGGCAGGACCGTATGAGGGAGTCGCTTGAAAAGCCGGGTGATGCTCTTACTGTCCCAAAAAACGCTAAAATTGAAACCAGCGACAGCAGGTCAAAGGACAAGTTCGGTAGTCTTGGTGAACAGCTTATGGCTGTTATTAATGCTGGCAAGCCGAATGGCAAGGTTGATCCGAGACTCTACAATGCCGCTTCAGGAATGAATGAAACGGTCCCTTCAGAGGGCGGGTTTCTGATTCAGCAGGATTTTACCACAAGAGCCTATGAAGACCTGTTCGACAATGGTCTAATTGCTGGCAAGTGTGACAAGGTTCCCATATCCGGCAATGCAAACGGCACTGTCCTTAACGGCTTTGATGAGACTTCAAGGGCGTCAAGTACGGCAGGTGGGGTCGTGGTTTACTGGACTGATGAAGCGGAGCTAAAGACAGCCAGCAAGCCTAAATTTAGAAGGGTTGAATTGAACCTCAAGAAAATGCATGGACTCTGTTATCTGACAGACGAAATGATGATGGATTCGGCCCAGATCGAAGCTACTGTGAGCAATGCTTTTATCAAGGCAATGGATTTCAAGCTCCAGGACGGTATCATTAACGGGACTGGCGCTGGTATGCCTCTCGGTATCCTGAACGCAGGATGCCTTGTGACAGTAGCCAAAGAAGCCGGGCAGGCCGCTGATACGATCGTGGCTCAGAACATTATGAAGATGTACGCCCGCAGGTTTGCTTCTCTTACTGGAAATTATGCATGGTATTACAACCAGAATATCGAGCCACAACTCTATCAGCTTAGTCTTGCAGTCGGTACGGGCGGAATTCCGCTTTACATGCCGCCTGGTGGTATGAGCGAAACGCCGTATTCAAGGATCATGGGTCTCCCGGCTTATGCTATTGAGCAGGCGGCTGCTCTTGGCGATCAGGGCGATATCATACTGGCAGATTTCCAGGATGGTTATGTCTTAGCTGAGAAGGGCGGTGTTAAAACCGATATGTCTATCCATGTCAGATTCGCTTATGACGAAACTGCGCTCAGGTTTGTTCTGAGGGTGGACGGACAGCCCTGGAGAGCAAGCGCATTAACGCCTTATAAGGGTGGAACGAGTGATACACAGTCTCATTTCATTACCCTGGCTGCAAGGGCATAACAATATAGGGAACGGAGGTAAATATCATGTTATTCGGCGACCAATATAAAATAGTTCCAATCTATCACGAGTATGATTTATCTACTCACGACACGACACAACCGAGCGATAGTTGGAATATGAAAGACTATCATCATGCTACAATTATTCTTCAGTATAACACCCTCGGTGGTGCTTCTACTGTGGCTTATGTCTATAGCGGTACAAGTGCGGCGGCCCTTACTTCGGCATTGACTTTCTACTATGCCTTCAGTGGCGCCGATACAGGAACCGCTACGGCGGGGAGTGCTACAAGCTGTGACGTTTTGGCGGCATGGTCAACAAGTGCGGCTCTAACCGTCACTCACGGAACCTATACCGACAGGATGCTGGTAATTGAGGTTCCGGCGACTGCGATGGATCTGGCTAACAACGAGGAATGGATGACCGTTAACCATACTGACCCATCAACAGGCGCAACGGGGAATGTGACCGGCTTTGCAATTCTCCATCCGAGATATGCAGGGGCCAGGATGCCTACTTGCTTGGCATAACAATAATGGCGGTCTTTCGGGGCCGCCTTAATGGAGGCTTAAAATGTTAGATGCAACAGACCTGAAACGGATTAGAGAGATAATCCAAGAGGAGTTGGAGAAGATAACTCCTAAAGAGTCTGATAAAAAATCAGGCAAAAAGGAGGTTAAATAATGACTAATTTACAATACTCAACAATCGAGATGCTTGGTTATATGGATCAGGGGCATCATGTCAAAACTTCGGTTTTGGACAATGCTACCTATCTGTTAACCGGCGACAACCAGACTGAAATTTTCAATGTATATGGCCGGATCATGGTCAAACAGCTTTATATGGAAGCGGTTACGGAGTTCGGAGCACAGGCTACAACCATGTATTACAATTTTACGTCAACGACTCCGGCTATTGCTGTTCAGCCAATGAGTGCAGCAAGTGCAGCGTTAACCTCGCTTGCCCAAGGCGCACGGCATGTATTTGTTGGCGGTGCAGTTGCCACGGCGTGCGTTATCACAGCTACGGCTGGCATCTCTGATGTGATCTGCGTCAATCCGCATATCATCGGCACGGATGACGGAACCACCCAGGGAGTTGGTACCATCGGCATCCTGACAGCGGTTGCAAGCCAGCTTTCAGGAACGTGCCAGTTCCATATCCATTATATCCCGATGAGCGATGGAGCTTATGTAACAGCAGTGCTGTAGGAGGTGGCATTATGACGGTAAAAATGATTGCCACAATTAAACATCTTCAATGCCTGTCAACAGACGAATTTCCTTTAACCGATGTCCCGGAGGGCTCAACGATGCATGTTGTGGACACAGGCGAGGAGTACGTCTTTTTCGATGGCGTATGGGAGAAGGATCTAAGACTAATAGCGGCTCTAAGGGCCGTATAGGAGGTTACTATGTACGGAAAAGTAGGGGTACAATCCCTTTCGAGCGGTTCTTCCGGGCCTGTCCGCCTGAATGAGCGAGGAGATATAATTGCTCAACCGGCGGGCGGCAAGTATGCAGAGGCGGCCATAGCTGGCAGGTTGTTTTCGGCAGCCAATCAAACACCCGTGAACACATCGACAACCCTAAACACGACTTTCACAGGGCTTGGCCTTTGCAACCCGACCGGGAGCGGTAAGCTGATTATCGTGCACGAATTTGGATGGGCACTTGACCAAGCCTCGGCTGGGGATGCCGTGCTTGCATTAGCTACTACGACTGATTCTGGGTTTGCAACGGATATCACTGTCCGGTGCGCTAGATGGGGGTATGCAACCAGTGTAGCTTATGCGGATGCATCAGCTACAATCGTAGCTCCAATTATCATTAAAATTATTGGTAGTATTGGCACGAATGCTACAACTGCTTTAACAAATCCCGGGCTGATTGATCTTGGCGGTAGTATTGTGCTACCTGCGGGTCGAGCCCTTGTTACCGATACAACCCTTGCGACCGGCGCAACCTCGATTCAATTCCATTATTTATGGGAAGAAGTTGACGCTTAACCTGGCCGGGTTGTGGCGGTTGGTTTCCTCTCCTTCCCAGCCGCCACATTTTTAAGAGGGTGATATGATTGAATTAGCAGTTGCACCAACATTTGAACCGGTTACGCTCGCAGAAGCTAAGGCACATTTACGGCTTGATACAGGGACGTTCGGGGATAACATAACGTCTTATCAGTCAATGGCTTTTGCGTCTCATGCGATAGCGGCCAACTATACTACTCATGTAGGGACAGGCGTTGACGTTCTGGGTCATGAGGCGGTGGTTAATTTGATCTCCGGTACGAATGGAGCCGGTGGTACGAATGATACTAAAATACAGGAAAGCGATGACAATATAACCTATACCGACTGGACAGGCGGGGCGTTTACACAGGTTACAGAAGCCAACGACAACGCAACTCAGGAAATAGAATACACAGGGACTAAGCGGTATATCAGAACAGCGTCTAAGGTTTTGGTTGCAGCTTGTGTGTTCGGGACCGAGGTCATTGTAAATGAGGCCACCTCAGCAGAGGAAGACTTGCTGGCTAATTTAATAATAACAGCAAGGGAGTACGTTGAGGCCATAACGAGAAGAAAACTTATTACCCAGACATGGGACTATTATCTTAACGCCTTCCCGAACAGTAACGCCTTTAAACTACCGTTCGGGAATCTGGCAAGCGTGACTCATGTTAAATATACCGATTCGGACGGTGACGAAACAACCATGACGGTCACGACTGATTATCTGGTCGAGACGAACGGTAATCAGTGTGGGCGGATAGTTTTACCGTATGGAACTACTTGGCCTTCGTTTACTGCCTACCCGTCAAAGCCGATAGTAGTAAGATTCGTTTGCGGATGGACTACAAGGGCGCTGGTTCCGTATCCGATTAAAGCGGCTTTATTGTTGATACTCATGGACTTGTTTGAGAACAGGGTTGGTAAAACCGATAACCAAATGTTCAACAATGAAGCGGTTATGGATCTTTTACATTCTCATAGACTGTGGGATGAATTTTGAAAACGTGGAAGCCTAACATAAGAATAACGCTCCAATACGAAACTCGTATCGGTGACGGTATGGGCGCTTGGACTACCACATGGAACGATGCCGCTACAGTGTACGCACAGAAGACGACACACAGGAGTAATGAGGCGGTTCAGGCGATGATGACGTTAGGGTTTGCGGTGCATAATTACAGAATCAGATACAGGAAGGACGTTGAAAGCTCGTGGAGAATTAAAGAAGGGAATAAATACCTTAACATCGTAGGGCCACCGATCAATCTTGAGAGCAGGTATCTTGATATAACGGCAAAGGAAGCGGCGTGAAGAATCTACTGACAGCAATCTATAATAAAACTTCGGGGTCGAGCCTGTCAAGCGATGTGGGCGGGAGAGTATATCTTGACAGGGCTGTAACGGGTGCTGAGTTTCCGTTTGTTGTTTACTTTATCGTTTCGGGAATACCGGAGAAAACTTTCACAGAAGATTATGAGGAGACGATAATTCAATTTTCGTTGTTCTCGGCTTCGCAGGGTGCAACTGAAATAACTACCATGTACGGTCACTTGAAAGACTTGTTCGATGAGTGCGCTTTGACGATACCTCCCACGGGAGCGGCGACTGAAACCTTGATATGGATGAGGAGAGAAAATTTAACAACCATGATCGAGGATGTAACCATTAACAATGCATCGGTTAGTATCCGGCATTG